GGTTTTCAGACTTTGTTTTTTCATGATGTTATCCTTTCTTTTTATAATTATTATGACTTATATTTTAAATATTGTCAACTTTGTACTTGATATTTTTTTTTGTTTGTACTATTGTGGGGGAGTACCCGATAGTATAAGCGTGCGTAGCTCAGTTGGATAGAGCGTTTGGCTACGAACCAAAAGGTCGGGGGTTCGAATCCCTCCGCGCGTAATGTTTTAAAAGCTAATAAAGACAAGGTTCTTGACCTTGTCTTTTTAATTGTAATTTGTTTCTTTCTATATAGCTTTGGGTGACTTTTGGGTGACTATTATTTTTTAATCTGTTAAAAAGGTACTCCCCCAAGTTCCAAATAAATATCTTCAAATGGAGTATCTTTTATACTTTAAATAATTCTTTTGTTTTAGGCTCATATATTTTTTCGATTAAATCTTCAATTGTAAACATTGATTAAATTATCTCCATCAAACTTTAAAATATACTCTCTAATTTTTTTGCAGCCTCTTTATCAGCTTTTGCCATAATATGAGTATAAATATCGCTAGTTGTACTTACTTGGGCATGACCTAAACGTTTACTTACCGTTACTGGATCAACATTCATAAAAATTAAAATACTAGCTTGTGAATGCCTGAAAATATGTGGTGTAATTTTTATTTCTCTTTGTTGTTCATCATTAGGCAGTAATTTATTTTCTTCGCAAATAATATTATTATATTTTTTTTCTAGTTTTTTACAGTAATTTGTTGGGGAATCCGGGTGCATCGGTAATCCATTTTCTTGGGTGAAAACAAAGTTTAAGTCAACCCATCTGTTACCAAGCGCCAGTTTTTGAGTTGAATAATACTTTTTATATTTTTTCAATAACTGTATTGTTTGTATTGGAAGTGTTACATAACGAATTGAACTTTTTGTTTTTGGTGTATCTTCGTATATTCCTTTTTCTTTAGTGTATAAAAGATTATTGTTTATATAAATTTGTTCTTTAGCGAAATCAACATTATTCCATTTTAAACCTAATATTTCTCCTCTTCTACAGCCAGATGTAGCTAACAGGTGTATTATAAGTTGCCATTTTAACGGTTCGGTTTTGAGTATTTCAAATATTTTTTTGATTTCATTAGCTTCAAAATATCCTACTTGTTTACGAATACTGGTAGGTGGACTGGATTTCGTTGCCGCATTATAAGGTACTAACATTTCCTTTTCTGCTTGAATAAGTATTGTGCTTATTAAATTATGATGTTCTTTGATTGTTTTATTGCTTAATTTTCCACCAGTTTTGATGTTCATACCGTCTCGGGCAAGCTGTTCGTAAAATTGATTTAGATGCTGAGGACGGATATCTGTTAGTTTTATATGACCGATTGCAAGGTTTATTCGTTTAAGTAGGTTTTTGTATAATGTAATAGTTTGGTGTTTCGTCCCATTTCGTTCTTTTAATGCAATTACATATTCAGCATAGTTTTGAAATGTTTGTTTTGTGTCAAGAACAACCGTTCCAGCTTTGCATTCATCTTCAAAACGTGTAGCAATCTTGTTTAATTCTTTTTTTGTTTTTGACTCGCTCCAACCTTCAGGAACTTTCCATGTCTTAGTGTAGGGCTTTAGACGCTTGCCTTCATTGTCGCGACCTTTGTATACTTTTATTCTATATGAAATAATTTTTCCGTTTTTATCTTTTCTTGGTTCAATGTTTGCCATAGTTATCCATTTTGTTCAATAAATTCATAAAATAAATCTTCAGGTATGATTTTAATATCATATCCCTCTAATATGTATTTTTCGGCTTGCAACATTTTATTACTTTTCCCGTTTTCTTTTGTGCGTTGGTAGTCCTGTTCGCCTAATATTAAAAAATTTGTGATTTTAGTTAGTCCGTCACTGACTTTCCCGCCAACGTTAACAACAGCCTGCATTGCATCTTTTCTTTTCATTTTGCTTAACGTTCCGGTAAAAGTACAAACTTTGTTGTATAGGATATGTGAGGTGTCAAAATTTGTTGTTTCAGGCGTTAATGTTTCAGAATTAAACCTGTTTAATGAAGAAAACCAGTTTTGTCTGTAAAATTCATCAACTGAAGAGTATTTCTCTAAAATTTGTTGTTTTAACGCATTATAGACGTGGTAAGTCATTACGCAATCATTTTCAGCTCTGTGGTGTCCTGCGGTATTGATCCCATAATGTTGTGCAATAGTTGTTAATTTGTGATTTTCTGTATTGCAAACTTTTTTTGAAATTCTATATGTATCAATAAAATCATTGCAAAAATTTTTGTTGCAGTATTTTTTATAATTATCATAAAGAAAGTTGATATCAAAACATACATTATGACCAACTATAATGTCATTTCCAATGTAATTAATATAAGGTTCAATGATTTCTTCAATGCTTGGAGCATTCTCCAACATTTCATTAGTTATACCTGTTAAGTGGGTTATAATATCGTCTACAGGCCTTGAAGGTTTTACAAATGTTGTAGTTATATCGACCTGTTCATTATTTCGAATCCGTACTGCGCTTAACTCAATAATTTCATCAAATTTACTCGAAAATCCGGTTGTTTCAATGTCAATTATAGTGTAATCTTTAGGTAATTTGATTAAATTGTGGCCTTTTTGTCTTTCGTAAATTGGCATATTAACTCCTTAATATGGATTTTTCATATAGTTTAAACATTCTAATAAATATTGAATTTCTTGTTCATTAAAATTAAGCGTTACATGGTAAATATTGTTAGGTAGTTTCTTTAATAAATTTTCATCTGAAATAAACAATTCAATCAATTGCTTTTTAGAACTACTTTTTTTAAATTCTTGTTTGTTAACTAATATTCCCTTTAATTCATTTGTGTTGTATTTGTAATTAACAAGTTCGGCAGGTGGTAATTCATTCAAGCTAATTAACTCTAATTCTTTTAATGCAATAAGGTTTGGTGAAGCTTTTGTGTAATATTTGTTTTTATGGTCACGAATCCTATAAAATACATCAATTAATTTCTCAATCAATTGATATTTACTTTCTAATACTTGTAAACGTTCTATGACACCTTGTTCCTGCTCCTGGTATAGAGGATAATCTTTTGTAATACCTGCAAGTCTTATCATGTGTTTACACGGTTTTTGTCTTTCTTTAAAATCCTTGCAGGTGCATGACGTTAGTGTCGTTGTGTACTTCTTTGAACTGTCCTTATTCAGAATATATGCTTTTTTGTTTTCTAAATCAAGTTTATCTATTCTAAAATTTTCATATTTTGCACGTTTTATTCTGTTATATTCTTTATCAGTGTCAATTTGAGCATATAACGCATCTAGTGGTTTTGCGTTGTTATTATCTAGGTTACGGATTAAATGTGTTTTGACGACATTATTCTTGGTGTGCATTTTTTTACTAATAAATTTTACCAATTCTATAACTCCTAAAATGCCCATTACGCACAAGGATAAAAAACTAATTAAAAAACAGATAATACAAAAATTACTTGAATCTTTACCGTTTGCAGTTGCACAGAAAATAATAAATGAGATAAGAAATAGTAAGCCTAATATTGCGAATATCTTTTTAGTGCTCATAAATACGATCTCCTTATCTTGCAACTCGTCCCCACCAACGCACTTCACCTATAACTTCAAAGTCAAATTCTACGTTTTTTGAAAAATCAATATCGAAGCTTTTATATTGTTGATTGTCTGAAATTACAACGACCTTATTTGGAGGTATTTTTTGTAGACGTTTTGCGTACAATTGACCGTCAATTCTAACACAATATATTCTCCCATCGTAAATTTCCTTTTTCGTTAAATCTACTAATAGGCTGTCACCGCCTTCAATCGTTGGTATCATACTATTGCCGGAAGCAAAAATCATATCCACATTGCCGTGAGAAACCCCTATATCATGTGCTAATTGACTACTAATCTCATAAACACCCGTTTGAGTTTCATCATATACACTTATTCCATAGCCCATACTTGCATTCACATTTCCACGTACAGGAACTTTTAGAAATTTGTCTGCTTGAGTTGATAAATTGTTAACTTTGTTTATTATGCTGACTCCAAATCCGCCTTCCAACTTTTTAATTTCTTCCAATGTAACTTCACTGTTATTTTTTGCGCGTAATGAGATGTTAGCTCGTCCAGTACCTAACTTTTCGCCAATTTCAGTATAAGTGATTTTAGGTCTATTTGTTAATTTTTGTAAAATGACTTTTATTTCATCAATTGTTGGCATAGAGCACCTTTAATTATATTCTTTTGTTTAATTTGTTTATTATCTATTGACAAATTAAACAAAATGTTATAGAGTGTTTTTATAAGTTATTTAATGTTGTTTTAAATTACTTTAAATTGAACATAACGCAAAGGCAACCTTTTAGTTGTCTATTGTGTCAATTTTGTTTACAAAAATTTAGATTTTTTAGAAACATTTTAATGAAAGGTGAATATGGAAAAATTTTTTACAACTGAAGAAACCGCAGAAATTTTACATATTAACATTCAAACTTTAAGGTACAAATGTCGACTTGGCAAAATTGGTTTCAAAAAAACAGGACGCAAATATTTGTTTTCGGAACAAGATATAAAAAATTTTTTAGATAATAACGGGGAGGGTATAAGTAATGATAACTAACCAGTTTACTTTATTAGGCCGGGTTGGGTGGATTGACATGAAGTATTCAGAAAAAGGAGTCGGTGTCACCACTATTAACCTCGGTGTTAAAAAAAACAAAGATGCTTGGAATAATTTCTTTATTAAATTTTTCAATACTCAAAAAAATGATCTTGCGGATAAAATTATGAATACTATTCGTGAGGGTGATTACGTTTCTGTTGTCGGCAAGGTTTCGGAATCGAAGTTCAAACCGCAAGGTGCGGAAAAAGAAATTTCTAAAATCGAACTCGTCGGCTGGAAATGTGAAAGAGTTGTATATGATGAACTGCGCGAATCTTACGTCGCAGTAGAAAAGTAGTTGAGGTGTTTATGAACGAGAATATTGTAGAATTGAAAATCCCTACAATGCTGACCGTTAAAGAGACTGCACAGCGTACCGGAATGGCTGAATTTTATATTAGAAGTTTGGCCACAACTAATCGGATAGTACATATTCGTTGTGGTAAAAAATATTTGATAAATCTTGAAAAATTTATTGAATATCTCAATACATCTTTGGGCACAGATGAAACTGATATACAGCAGCATGATAATGGTTATGGTATTAGACCTATTAAAGTGTAAATATCAGCCTTAGACCTTAGCTGTGTAAGTGCTGGAATGTCAAGTTCGCAAAAGAGGAGAATTAAATGCTTGCTTTGAAAAAGAATTTATTTAGACACGAACCGCCACAAAGAATTAAGGAAAATATGATTGAACGTGCAATCTATAATCTTTGTGTTTCGGACGAAATCATCAATAAGTCAATCAATATCCCGGCTTTTCTACGAGCTAAAAACGGGGTTGAGCTTATTAAACGTACAGGAATGGTCGATTTTTATTTCAATAATCGCAAGAGAATTGTACAGTTTTGCCGCAGAAATCGCATATAATCCGCAACTATGAGGAAATGAGTATGAGTACGATAACAAAAATTATTAACGGTCAAAGTTATACCTTCGAGGTTACCCGCGAATATGAAATTGCACAAAAACTTGTTGAGTGCAGCACAAACAGCATAATTTTTTCGTTTAAACGTGTTAATACTCTTCAGGTTGATATTTTTGCACAATTCTTCAGCGCGTATAACAAAAATAATCCGTACGCCAAACCTTATGGTTGTAATAGGCCGGTGCAAAAAATTGCTTCACTTTTCTATAATTGGAGCGGCAATATTGTGACTTGTCGTTTGGAACAGCCTGATGCAGAAACTTTATTTGTTTGCCCGCTTCTAGTTAAACTTTTGGCGGATTGGGATAGCGTTATTATAAAAGCGGTTCGGACTAAGAAGTTTTATACCCTTCATAAGGTTAATGCAAAATATCTGAAATGGCTGCTTCGCGATTATGATGAAACGGCAGTATTTGTTCCGGTTGCTAAAAAATATTTTAAGCAAATCGTTTATCAGGCACCTGAAAAATTAAAAAGCAAGAAAGGGCATTAGTATGTGTGACAAGATTGTTGAAAATAAGCAAGTGGAGATATTAAAACTCCAACTAAAGGTTTTAAGTCAAGAAAACGAGCGAATTAAAGCACAGAATATTTCATTACAACAGGATTTGAGTAAGGTTATAGAAGCGCATAACAGAGCAATTGACATAATTAACAAATATATAGAGAGAGGCGAGAATGCAAGCGTTGACAGAACGAGAAAACCAGGTTCTAAATTTTCTCATAAAAGGAAAAAGTTATAAAATGATTAGCCGCGTGCTTTGTATTTCTCTTACTACTGTCGAAAAGCACGCTAGCAACATTTATAAAAAAAATGGTGTAAATAACCGTGTGGAACTTATATTAAAACTTAAAAAGGATAAATAAATGGAGATTGTTGCAAAAATTTTAGAGTGGAGCTTGCTGATAATAAGCGGATTTCTTTTGTTATTATTCGCATTCGGCTTTTTGTTAATTGAAGAACTTAATAATTACTGTAAAAAAGAGGTAGACAAGGATGAGTACGAAAAAAGAGCAGCACGATGTGCTGATGATAACTAAAAATGAGATTCTCGAAAAATCTCTTGGGCAGGTCGATAAAAAGATTTCAGAATTGAAACAGTTATTGGCTGAAAACATTTTGTGCGATGGTGATTTTTTGAATATTAATGCAAATAAGTTGAAAGAGCGCATCCGTATCTATCAACAAATTGAAACTCTATTACGTGATGTGATAGAGGAACTGTTTAAAGGAGAAAATTTATGTCAAAACGAGAATTAGTGGTTAAAATTCGCGATGTTAAGCGCGAAATTGAAGAATTAAACCGAATTGTGAGTATCGGCAATTTGGAATCTTTTGAGTTAATTATCAGTAAAATCAAAGAAGATATTATCCGTAATATTAACGAAGAAGATTTTAAGGCCGCAAAAAGTAATATGGCTAAAATTAATAAAATGCGTGATTTTACTGATTATATAGAAAAACAGCGGGATATCATCGAACAAAAAGAAGATGAGCTTGAAGGACTTCAATATCAGTTCGATAATTACCAACTCAATATGTTTGAAGAACTCTTTGAAAACGAGCAAGGCGAGCCGGAAGAAACAGGAATTAAGCACAATAACAAATCCTTGCGTACCGGTGATATTTACGAAGTCGCCGAAGGAACAGAATCTGAAGAAAGTCACTTTTTTATTGTTGTACATTCCAAAGAAATTCCGGACAAATTTGCGCTTGTCGCTAATCATCTTGAGGGTGAATATTTGTTGCAATATCCAAAAAATCAGGAACTTTTGGACAATACTGTTTATCTCGGTAATGTTTATTTTAAAGACGATAAAAAAGCTCAGGATGCGTTTGATGAAATCGTTAATTTTTGGAATAAGAAATAAGGGGAATTTTTATGGCTAAAAATTTAAAAGAGATATTGTCACCACGTCAATATGAAGTGGTTTGCGCTTTGGCGCAAGGCCTTGATAATAACGCAATCGCGAATAGTATGGGTACAACGCCCGGGAATGTTTCAGTGTTGTTAACTACTATTTGTAAGCGTTTGGGTATTACTTCAAAAACGGGTGTTAGCTTCCGAGAACAGCTTGTTAAATTCGTTAAAGAGAATGCGGCATTAAATTTAGAAGAACAGGACGAAATAAACTGCCGTCCGGGGGGGGGGGCAATGCCTGAAGAGATAGAAACTTCTGTTCTACAGCCTGAAAAAGCTAATAATCCGCCGAAGAACGAAACTATAAGGCGAATTTCAAAAAGTGTTGAGGCTGTTGATATTGTTCAAAAAGTTAATGAAGAGCTTGTTGCATTATATCTTGAAATAGGCAGAGCATATCTTAAAGGCCGTTTGAATAATTGTGGAGAATCTACACAACTTGTTCAAAAGGCTAAAAGGTATGAAGAAGCATTAAATGTGATTAATGAGGTTACATCATGCAAAGAATAATTACTATTATGAGTTTAATTTTGTTCGGAGTGGTAAGTGCAGCGGTGCTGCCATTCGCAATAGCTTTTCCTATTAGTTTGATAATCGGTTGGATTTCAGGAATGATTCTTTCCGACCTTTTGAGGGGAGGCTGTAGTGCGAAAAAGTAAATCAAAAGTGTCAAATATTAATAATTTGACAGTCGAGCAATTCAATAAATTGTATCCGCCAGGAACCCCGGTTAGATACTGGCCAGTGTATTCAATAAAAAATAAATTTATTGAAACTAAAACGACGAGTCCGGCTTGGGTGCTGGGCGGTGGCGCAAAAGTGGTTTGTTTGGATATCGGCGCCGGCGGGTACTGTTTCGATAATATCGCAGTTATGGAGTAAATAAAAAGGAAAAAGAAATGAAAAAGACAATTTTCGTGAAATTTTTATGGAGAACTTTGCAGGATGAATAATTGTGTGACAACTGGAACAGTTGAGAAATGTCCAAAATGTGGCTGTCGGGCTTATACAAAGCAAGGAAGAGAACAGGTTAAATACAAGGGGATTTCTGAACTTGTAACAGCTGAGCGCAGGCAGTGTAAATACTGCGGTTGTAAATACACGATAAACCCGCGAGATAGGCAAAATCCAACATGTCCTTATTGTAAAAATCCGAATACACGCAAAATTGGATTTGCTAAGAATGGTGCAAGAAAATATAAATGCCCGAGTTGCAATAAATATTTTCAAACGAGTTATGAATCGGGGAACTCTCCTCACATTAGTGACTATACGAAGCAAAAAATAAAACTTTATGCACGTGGTGGCTTCTCGATGCGCTTTATCGCCAAAATGTTTGGAGTAGGTGCAACATCGGTTAAAAGAATTTTAAAGGAACAGTGTAGGTAAATTATGAAAATGAATCCGAAAGGAAAAGGTAACGATTATTTTGAAACTCCACCTGAAATTTTTAATCAGTTAGAGCATATCTATAATTTTGATATGGATGTAGCCTGCAATGAAGATAATTATTTATGCCCTAAGTGTATAACAGAAAAACAAGATGCTTTAAAAGCTACTTGGATTGGGCGATGCTTTTGTAATCCGCCATTTAGTAAAAAAGCCGAATTTATCAAAAAAGCGGTAGAGGAACTTGAGAAAGGGTATTTATATATTTGTGTAATGATTTTGCCTCTAAATTGTATGGATACGAAAGTTTGGCATGAATATATTGAAGGTAAATTTTATTATGAAATACTTCAAGGACGTATAGCTTTTATAGATCCTGAAACTAGGCGTCCTAAAAAAGGTAACAATTCAGGAACCGTTATTGTCTATTTTAAAAAGAAGATAAAAATTTAGAAAGGTGAGAAGAATGGTAACAGCATTAGAAAAAGAATTTTTTGAGGCATTCAGAATTGAACATACTCTTTGCGGCTGTAAGAGTGAAAAATGTCCAAGTAAAACTTGTGATAATTGCTTTTGGCTTAGATGTGACCAAATTACCGACAGCATCTTGCTACAGCTTGAACAAATTATATTAAACTCCGGTTTAATATTAATGCTTAAACCCCATAATAATAAATTTGAATATATCGTGTACGAAAAATTCAAAGCAGTGGGTTTTTGTGAAAGAGAGAATAGGCGAGATGCGTTATTAAGACTTGCGATAAACATTCATACTGGTTTTACATCAAACGGACAAGCAATTCCTTATAGAAAGAATATTTACGAATCTGTCCGCGCGCTGTTTGAATATCAAGGAGTAAATAATGACTAACTACATAGACGAAATGATAAAAACGGCAGGGGTTAGAGAAATATATTGGAGTTTTGAATCTGCTGATGGCAATACATATACTTGGGAGTTAAACGAAGATGGCAATGAAAAACACAATATGTGTTTTTTTGGCAAACCTGAATTAAAACAAAGATACTTCACCGCCGAAAAGCAGTTGGAGATTATTAAGCTGATAGGAAAAGTTAAAGATTTTAATTGTTTTTTTGATGAAAACGATAAGGAATGGGTTTTTAGTGCGGGTTTAACATTGCCTGTTTGCTTTGATATTCAAGAAAGCCATAAAGACTTTGCCCAAGCTCTCGCGCAGCTCACAACCGAGCTGCTGAAGGCAGGCGAACTCGACAAGGAAAAAGTTAAGGAGATTTTGGAAGGATGAAAGTCTTAGTAGCTTGTGAAGAAAGCCAAAGAGTATGTATAGCCTTTAGGAATAAAGGACATGAAGCTTATTCTTGTGATATCCTGCCTTGTTCCGGTAGGCATCCGGAATGGCATATACAAGATGATGTATTAAAACATCTCAATGAGGACTGGGATTTAATGATTGCTCATCCGCCCTGTACATATTTAACTGTAACCGCAAACAGATATTTTTTAAACAACCCTCAAAGGTGGGAAGAACGATTAAAAGCTGTAAAATTTGTTTATAAACTGATGAATGCAGATATTCCTAAAATCGCGATTGAAAATCCTGTCGGTGTAATTTCTACTCATATAAGAAAACCTGACCAATATATAGAACCTTATCAATTTGGGCATACAGATAGTAAAAAAACAGGGTTATGGCTTAAAAATTTACCGTTATTAAAGCCTACAAATATTGTTGAGCCCGAATATGTAACTATTAACGGTAAAAGGTATTCAAAAACTCATGCTTATAGTTGGAAAGACAGCAAGTTAAGAAGTAAAACATATCAAGGTATAGCAAATGCTATGGCTGAGCAATGGGGGTAAATATGACAACAAACTACGAACGGATAAATAATGACCATAGAGAATGGGATAAGAACTGTGAATTTTACAAATGGGAAATGGAATATCCTTACTTTATTGAATATTGTGGACATTATAATGAGTTTGTTAAAAGACGTAAAAAATGTGAAGGTTGCAAAGGTAAAAAGGCAGAAAGCGAGGAATGATGACAAATAAAACTAAAATAGTATGTCCAAAATGTAAAGGGAAAGGGGAAATAATCAAAATTAATTGGGACTATGGGATGCTATTCCCTTTATCGGCTTTATTTGGCAGTGCATATGATACTAAAACTTGCGACACCTGCAATGGGAAAGGGTGGATATATGACAGATAAGATAAAAGTTTCAAGTATCTTTGAACAAGGACATAATAACAAGAATTTAGAACGAATCATGAAATGGGCAATAGAAGAACATTTTAGTGTGAAAGATTTAATTGCTATTGCATGTATTAAATTCGCCTTATTACCACAGGTCAGAACAAGAACAATAACATCTATTACAGACTCCATTCAAGTATGCGGCGATAGGTACAATATTATAATTGCAAAGGTTAATGATGAGTTAACAACAGATAAAAGATGTTTAGGCTTAGATTGCGTTTGGTGTGCAAAACCCGAATGCCCGAATAAAAGGGGGAACTATGAGAGATAAGATAATGTGCAACGGCGTGGATGTGAGCGGGTGCGAGTTTTACGGCACAACTTTTAATTGCGACTGCATTGCGTACTGCTTGAATTGTAAAGATAAACCAAATTGCTACTACAAACAACTCAAAAGAGAACAAGAAAGGGCTCTTCAATCTCACAAAGATTGTGTACATAATCTTGTTCTTTTAAAACGCAAGGCGGAGGAATGTAAAGAGTATGCCAAATATTTGTATGAAACGGCTGAATTGTTAGGCATCCCTTTAGGTACAAGTTTAAATGCAAAATATTCACCGGAACATTTAGCTGTTGTTAGTGCAACCATAAATAACTATATTAGACAACTCCAAGCCGAGCAGCAGAAGACAGAGGCATTGGACAAACAAATATCATTATTAAAAACTCGTGGTACACCTCCACTATTAGGAATTTTAATAGCAGAAAATGAAAAATACAAACGAGCCCTCGAGGAGATTAAGCCTAAACTCCAAGAGTTATACGACTCCGCCGGTACCGGCGCAACTACATATCAGGAAAGATTAGTAAATGAAATCAACGAGATTTTGCGACAATGTGAGGTGGAGAATGGCGCAAAATAAAGTTTTATCATTAAGCCTAATATCCTTTTGGTTTGAAATGATAAAATCCGGCAGAAAAACTGTAGAATACCGCCGCTATTGTCATTATTGGAATAAAAGGTTTATGAACAATCAATATGATATTGTAATCTTTCATAAAGGTTGTAGTAAAAAAACGGTAGCATTTAAAATTAATAAAATAGAATTGTTGGAGAATAAACCAAATGACCTTAATGAACCCTTGGTTTGGGCTATAGAGTTAGGTGAAAGGATTTAAAAGTAATAAAGGTGAAATATGAGCATTGTAACAAAAGAATTTCTTGAACTCCAAATATCTGAAACACAAGCTAGCATTTGTCAGGCAAATTTGAATATAGTAAAGGCAAATGCAGATTTTAACTTCCATCGCGGCGAGCTTGCTGCCTATCAGAAAATTATGCAGTTCTTTGAGCCGGTTGATAAAGGTTTCGTTTCTAATAATTAAAGCGTCAGCCGGTGCTCGCGGTGTTGACCTGCGATTAGCAGGACAAGCAGGCGAGCATGATATTAGCGACGTTGCAAATTGTTCGATTGTTGATAACAACCGTAAACAATTTGTCAGGAGCGAAAAGACAAAGAAAGTGACTAAGGTCATAACGAGGTTAATTATTTATGAAGAAAATTTATAGTGATTCAGAGATTTGGAATAAAGAATGGTATCTGAAATATTCTATCAAGCTACGTATGTTGTTGAAGTATATTTTTGATAATGCGCATACTTCAGGTGTCTTTGAACCGAATTATATTATGTTGACTTTTTATCTTCAGGAAACCGTTACAAAAGAAGATATTCTTGAACTTCAACGTATTTATCAGGAATATGAATGCAAGAAAAATCCTGATGCAAGTTTAATTGAAGAACTTCCGGATGGGAAATTTTGGGTTGTTGGTATGGCATATTTTCAATGCGGTGCACTTTCTCAAAATACTCCGGCTCATAAAAAGGTTATTGAAGTCTTACTTAATTACGGATTACTTGAGAGGGTTGTTGCTCAATATAAAGAACAGGATAAAAAGAAAATTAGCCTGCTCAGCGGTCTTTTGAAGCCTGTAGAGCAACCCAAACATGAAGATAAAGATGCAACTTTTGATATGGGTTGTCCTAGCCTAGGCTTACCCATAGCTTACCCTAGCGCTAACCACAGGGATAAGGATAGGGATTGGGATAAGGATAGGGAATCACTATCCACTCATGAAAGTTCTTCCAAAGAAGAGGGAGAGATAACGCGCGCGCATGCGGACGCGCCCGAACATGCATCAGCCGCCGGCGGTCAATCCGGTTCCATAACTGGTTTGTTGGCTACCGGTAACGAAAATGCGTCAGCTGGTGCTGAGATACAGCCAAGCATTGTTTCGCAAAAATTACGAAAACTTTCTCCCGAAAGCCCTGAAGTAGCCGCATTCTGCAAAGATTACGGCACGATTAAAGAGGGCAGATGTGTTCAATTATCGGCAAAAGAACGCCAAGAAATAGCGCGAGTATTGAATATTGAAGGCGGGATATACAATGCGCAATACTGGTGTGATGTCTTTTGGAATGCAAAAGGCGGTTGGGTGTTCAATAAAGGAAACGGTAATTTCGAACGTACAAAATGTGCGCTCAATACAATTCTTGAAAAACACGGCGAAATTTATCGTAAAGAACTTCCACTTAAGTACCTACCAAAACCTAAGCCGCAAAATTCAACAGAAAGTCATGCCGAAGCGCAACAAAAAACAGAAGATTCTCGTGAACCAATTCCGGATGATGTTAAGAAAAAAGTTGCTGAAATTAGGCGCAAAGTTAATGGTGGCGTGTGATTAGGCATGGTGGGGTTTACCTCAATAGACAAATCGAAAAATATCGGTTAAGATGTGCATGTTGAAACAAAAAACTTCAACACTTTTTAAAGAATTATCGAACCTGTTTTCAGGCGCGCCGGACTTCGGACTCTCGAAAAAATTAAAAAGTTTTATATGGCACAGCTATGCCCGTAAGGATAGTAAGGAGAGCTTTATGGCTTATATTGAATGTTGTGGGAAAAAACATAAAGCTATCGTTTTTGAACTCAAATTGAACAACGATGGCTGTATTTCTAAAATTTTAAAGAATGCATATTGCCCGGTTTGTGGCAAGAATATAGTTGTTATCGAAAAGAAATTGTTTGTTGGTGGAATTGAACAAATTCGCTTCGTTCGTCGGCAGGGTAAAGAGGCTGATAAACTCTTTGACAAACTTGAAAAGGATATTCTTCGTCAAATTGTTGAATATAAAAATGTTCAATATAAAAAAGGATTTTATCTTAATTATAATGAATACGGCAAAATTAAAAAATGTTATTCAAATTTTTCCACATTGAAGCTTGGTATGTTTGAAACCGGGCTTTCTATCCTTTCAGGACATTCGTTGAGTGTTCGGCTTGCGGGCGTGTAAATGCGCCCGTTTCTCTTATGAGGCGCTATGTTTAAAGTTGATACTAAAGATATTCAGAATTTAACCGATGCGTTGAGAGATGTAAGTCGTTCCGCATATCCGCTTGCTGTTCGTTCTACTTTAAATAAGTTGGCTTTTGAAACTAAAAAGTTGGCGAGTTCAGAAACAATTCCCCATACTTTTACTACGAGAAACACTTTTATTGAAAAATCTGTTCAGTATGAGCGTTCTGAAAATACTTTTAGTATCGGAGCGATGCAAGCACGAGCCGGCCAGGTTAGCGATTACCTCGGTAAGAGAACTGACCAGCTTGATAAGCAGGAACACGGACAGCCGGTTGTTGCAAAAGGTAATTATACTTTCGCTGCAACTCCTGCGGCCCGCGGTGGAAATTATAATAAACCTATTTTGAAGCGATATTATTTCCCTAAAATGGAAATTAAAAAGCTTGATGATTTGGTAAAAGCTCCAACACAAGATGAAGGTTTGGAAATACCACAAGCTTGTGGGTATTCAAAACACAATAATGTCACTATTAATGTGATTGCTCATAGCCCAAAACTTAAAAAGTATGGGGTCTTCCATGTTAAACCCGATGGAAAGGGCGGTAAAGCTAGCTTAATTTATGCTTTAAATAATAAAGTTAACCCAATAAAACGCACTCCTTGGTTAAGAGAAACTGCTAAAAAAGTAGGTGCTAAGGTTAATGAAATTTTTATTGAAGAGGCGAGAAAACGAATAGAAAAAGAACTGGCTAAAAAGTTAAAACGCTCGTAATACCCGCATTCAAGGCGTTAAGGTACTCCCTCGGACATTCAAACTTCCGGGGTTGTTTGTCCGACCCGCGAGCCTCGTAAAATCTGACAGTTTTTGAAATAACCATGAAAGCATGAATAAAAGTTAAAAAGCCTTGATGTATAGGGCTTTTAAAGCTTAAAATCCATGAAAAAACCATGAAGAAAACCATGAAATATTTGAAAAACCATGAATTTAATTACAAAATCAGGACTTGCAAAGGAATGGAATATTGAACCTAGTAGAATAACAGCATTGTTAAATGAGGGAAAACTAAAAGCTACTCAAGATGGTAAAATTGACTTAGATGAACCTCAGAATAAAAGGTATATTGAAGAACGAAAAATAAGCGTTCCGAAATATTTAGGTTTAGGTGTTGATGAAAGCTTGCTTGAATCAGAAGAAGTTTCAGAAATACCCGAAAGTGATGTTCCTTTCAATAAAAAAGAAGCTGAAGCTGTTCTTTATCAACTCAAAATTGATAAAGAACGCAAACTTGACCAGTTATTAGATTTAAAACTGAAAGCTGAATTAAAACAGATTGTAAGTACAGATGTATTAAAAAAAGTCGTTTTAAACTGTTTTGATATATTTCAAAAGGCATTGAATAATAAACCCTATGAAATAATAGACCGTTTACGTCACATTATACTTGCAGGAGAAAACAAGAACAATGAGGATATAGAATTCTTATTAAGTTCTTATGGTGATATTTATCGTAGAAGTTTAGAGCAAGCTCGTAAAAATTTGTTAGATTATTATGGATCTGAATCTTAATCAAATTTATGTTAATCGAATTATTGATTCTGCTTTAGATATTATTTCTAAAAATTCAAATTTGAAAGTGTCAGAGTGGGCTGAACGTAATCGTATTTTACCACTGAAGGCCTCTTCAATACCTGGACCTTTTAGTTTTCATAATGTACCTCACTTGAAAGAAATTGCAGATCAATTTTCACAAAGTTGTCCAACTCGTGAAGTTGCAGTTATGAAATCTGTTCAGGCTTGTGTTACAACTTCCGTTTATGAAAATTATGTTGGTTATAAGATTGATTGCGATCCTGCCCCAATGATTTTTGCATCTGCCGATCTTAAATTATTAAAAGAGTTTAAAGACGAAAGAATATCGCAGATGATTGATAATTCCGGTTTGCGTGATAAAATTGTGGCGGAAACTGAAAACAAGAAAAGTCGGAAACAAGGAGAAACGGCTGAAAAAATAAACTTTATTGGCGGAGGTCTTAGGTTTGTAGGTTCACATAATACAAATGCTTTTAGAACTTTTTCTGTTGAAGGTCTATTGATTGATGAAATCGAGGGCTTCCCTGAAAAGGTTAAAGATGGTGATCCAATAAAACTCTTAACTGCTAGGACTAACGCTTTCCCAAACACTAAAAAAATTGGGTATATCTCAACTCCTGGCTTACTTCACAATGGAAGAATCCATAACTTATTTGAAATAGGAGATCAAAGAAAATATCAGGTTCCCTGTCCATTTTGTGGTTGTTATCAGGAGCTTATATTTTATGATGCAAATGGTGGAGAATATCCTGACGAAAAAGGAATTTTAAAAGATGGTATTTTGCAGAAACCATACGGTTTGATTTTTAATTCGGAAGAGTGCAAGCGTGGGGATTATAGTTCTGTTGCATATAAATGCAAACATTGCGGTGAACTTATCCGGGAACATTATAAACCTGACATGCTTTCAAAAGGCTATTGGAAACCAACTGCACAGGCTAAAAAACCAAATTTCGTAAGTTTTCACGTTAGTGGTTTCCTGTCGCCAACATTTAAGTGGTGGAATATTGTTTATGATTTTCTTGAAGCTGGCTATGATCCGGTAAAATTACAAACCTTTTATAATAATGACCTAGGTTTGCCATTTGAAGATACTACATCAGGTGTTGAGGTTGTGTCAATAACCAAGTTACGTGATGGCGTTTATCAAAATAATGAATGTCCTGATGAGGTTTATTTCTTAACAGCTGCATGTGATGTTCAGGACGATCGTTTAGAAGTTGAGATTAAGGCATGGGGTGATAGGTTCCGTAATTGGGGCTTAGACCATAGAGTTATTCACGGAGATACCTCCGATTCACTTGATCCTTGCTGGCAAGAATTAGCAAAAATTAAAGATGAAATGTGGAATGGCAAGCAAATATATTATATGCTTGTTGATTCCGGTGATGGTGATAAGACAGATTTAATTTATAGATTTTGTGAGAATTACGGTGAGGGCGTAATTTATCCGCTTAAAGGTGTTGGTTTAACCGCGAATTCAAAGGATAAATTTAAAATTCAAAAAATTGAAAATTATTCTGTTCCTTTGATTACTATTACTGTTGATCTTTATAAAAACCAACTTGCACGTTGGTTCAATCAGGAATGGCGTGACGGAGAAAATTATCCTGACGGGTGGACTACTCTTGCAAATGGTTATTCTGATGAATATTTACGACAACTTACTACTGAAAAACGAATAAAGAAGAAGTTAGATTCAGGATTGATTGTAATAAACTGGGAGGCTCACGGTCGTAATGAGGCATTCGACTTGAATGTCTATAATCTTTGCGCGGCAGAGATTGTTATAAATGAGCTTTCTAAAACTCATATACGATTGCCTGTATCTAGCGCCAGTGCCGTTTTTGAAATGTTTAGGAATGCTGCTTAATGAATAATATTGCTGAAGAACTGAAGTTTTTAGAACAAAATATCGCGAATATAAATACCGCTATTACGCAAGCAACTTTAGCCGGTGGGGTTTCAAGTTATACATTAAATAGTGGCCAGGGGTCTACTACCGTTAAGCGTGCTACTTTGGCGGAACTATGGAAAATGAAGCAAGAACTTGAATATCAATATAACGAGAAAAAAGAGTATTATACCGGTTCAAATATTTCAATCATAAGGAATGCAAATAATGCTACAAAAATTTATTAATTCTTTGTTTTCAAAACAAGATATAAATAAACGTGAGCAGACGACAGAACCGCAAGGGTACTGCGCGACGTTCCCGATTGATTATTTTTTCAATGGTGAAAAAGATTTCTTTGCGATGAATTCAACGACTACTCCTTATAACGTTGATTATTATCGTATGGCCGATAGAGCGTATAACTTATATATGACAAACGAATTCGTTAAGGCCGCCGTTGATAGATTGGTACAGTTTATTGTTGGATTAGGTTTAGAGTTATACCCTATACCTAAAACGGATTTTTTAGAACGCAAATTAAAAGTAAAGCTTCCTGAAAATTTTTCAACAGATGTTAAAGATCTTTGGGAACTTTATTGTACAGAAAAAAGTGTTTCAGCAGATGGCGAAGATGATATTCACGGTCTTGCAAAAACTGTCACCTTCAATGCAATTCTAGGTGGTGATATGCTTGTTATTAGACGTGTCGTTAATCGTTCTAATGAATATCAACTTATTGACGGACGTAATGTTAGAACAAGTAAGCTACTTAATCCCGAGACTAAAAACAAAATAAAAAATGGAGTTGAAGTTGATAGTAAAGGGCGTCATGTTGCTTATTACGTTGTAGATGAAGATGGTAAAGAAAATCGTGTCGAGGCTTATGATAAATTCGGAAATCGTTTTGCTTGGCTTGCATACTGTAATAAATTCCGTCTAGGAAGTACTAGAGGTTTTAGTATAATCGGAGCGATTATGCAAAAACTCGACAAAATCGGGGAATATACAGAATCGGAAACTTTGGCTGCTGCAACTAATGCGAAATTTGTTGCAACTATCGATCAAGATGATAATTCAAATGGCATAAATCCTTTAGATGGCACTCTTAGCGGATATAATAACCGAGCTACCGGCGTACCTAAACCGAAAGCATCAGCACCTAAAACAGATGAGGGGGCTGTTAGTCGAATTGTTAGTCAGTTAAAACGTCTGACTAACGGTATTATTATGCACATGCCACGGGGACAAAAACTTAATGCCTATAATAGTTCCCGTCCTAATGTTAATTTTGCGGCATTTTTAGACGCTACAATGAAATATGCTTTTGCATCAATGGGCTTACCTTATGAAGTCGTCTTGATGGTTTTTCAAAATAACTTTTCAGCTTCCAGGGCTAGCTTGAAAATGTTTGAGTTTATTCTTAAATTTATGCGCAAGTATCTAACTATAGACGGCTTTTATAGATATGCTTATGAGGACTTTTTTGACCTTGAGGTTTTAAAAGGTAATATTGAGGCTCCTGATTATCTGAAATATCGTAATACTCCGGGTTATGCTGATAATGCATATATGCTTTGTAAATTTGAGGGTATGCCAATACCACATATTGACCCGTTAAAAGAAGTTAATGCTGTTGTAACAAAACTGAAAAATGGTTTAACAGATTTTGAGGGGGCATTGCAGGAACTTGGTAGCAAAACGAATTTTGAAACGATGTCGAAATCTTTATCGGAGCAGCTCAAAAAATTAAAAGGACTTGGTATAACTTTATCTGGTATTTATTGACCAAAAACAGAAGAAAGAGAGGATAATAATGACTGATGTTCGTTTATTTACAGATTTGTCAAGAGAAGAAAAGGAAATTTTGTTTGAAGAGCTTAAATCATTAAAATTAAGCTGCTCTCCAGCAAGTATGACTGTTGATGAGATTGAAAAGTTAATTGCGGATGCAAGAGCTACAGCTCAAATCGAAACTGTAGAAAATTCAGAGCAGACCTCAACACAAACTCTTCAAGATAATGACGCTGTTAATACAACAGATATATCAGAGGCTAAACCTGTTCAAACAGAAAATAAAGTTTCGCCGCAAAAACAGAAGAAAAAAACGGAAAAGGATTCATTTAATGGGATTTGTATAAGTTGCGGCGAAAAGGTTTTTGATAAAGTCTGTTCCGGCTGTGGGAGAAAGTATTAATGGCTACTATAAAAATTAAAGGTGAGATTGGTTGGGACGTATTTGCTTCAGATATTGAACGTCAATTATATTATTCGACAGGCGATATTGATGTTGAAATAGATAGTCCAGGTGGTAGTGTTGCTGAGGGCTTTTCAATTTTTAATTCATTGAAAAAGTATAATAAAGGTTCAATTACTGCTCATATCAATATGGCTGCTTCTATGGCAAGCTATATTGCATTAGCTTGTCCAAAACGCATCTTGAGTAATAATTCAATGGTTATGATACATAATCCGGCTGGTGGTGTTCGTGGCGATTACAGAACTGTATTGAATTATGGAACAGTTTTGGAACGTTTAGCTGAAGTTTGTCGTAAGGAATATTCAAACACTTTAGGGCTTGATTATCAGGTTGTGAAAGATTATATGGATCAAGAAAAATATTTTATTGGTTCTGAAGATCTTGCAGTATGGGGAACTATTGAAAATACTAATGATGATAATTTAGAAACCGATGTAGAAATGATTAAGGCGATGGCTGTCGAACGCATTAATGCTTTGAATGTGAAAATGACAGCAGATTTTGTAAAAGCGGATTTGGATAGGGTCGCGAAAATGTTGGCAATTACAACCCAAAAGGTTGAAGCTTTCGCCACGGTCGCTAGTCCAAATAACGATAGAATTGTAGGTTTAAATAATCAGGAGGGAAAAATGGATTTAAACGAATTGAAAATGAAACACCCCGATCTCTATGCACAAGTCTTGCAAGAAGGGGTTACACAAGGTGAAGAGGCTGAACGAAAAAGAGTTCAAGCACACATGAAATTTTTAGATGTGGCGAAAGATGATGTTGTAAAAGCTATTGATGAAAATAAATCTTTTATGGATATGCTTCCGGTTTATGCTCATAAAAAAGTTTGTGAAAGCAATATTACCGCATTACAGCAGGGTTCACCGGCGCCTTTAAATACTGAAGACCCAACAAAACCGGAGGGTAGTGAAACCCCTGAACAAATTGCGGCAAAAGCAGAAATTGAAGCAGCTTTAAAAGCTAAAGGGCTTAGGGATTAGGAGGAATTTTAAATGTTTGGAAAATTTATTGATATGACAGTTACGCTTCCTGCGGCAACTGAGGCAGAGGAGGGAATGGTTTTGGGTGAAATTACAGAAACTCATACGCTGACGCCTTATAAATCTAACGCGAATGATGGTAGTCAAGTACCTTGTTATATTTTAGCGCAGCATCTAAAAAATGAAGAAACTGACAGCGTTGATATTACTGCTGTTCGTGTTTTGGCAACAGGCGAAATATCAAGTAATGAGGTCATTTTGGCGAATACCTCTGATAAACTGGCCGATATCGTTACGGCGTTGAAAAACAACAGTATTTTGGTTATTAACGCACAAAAATGTGTAGAAAATATAGGAGAGTAATAAATGGATGCAGAACTTAATGTTTATTTTGATGAGGCTTTTCAGAAAGTAAAAGCTGCGCCAAAGGCCTTGGTTGGACTTTGCGAAGAAATTCAAACAGAACAGGGGAAAGTCGAATTTGATAGCAGGGATATTAAGAATTTAGCCTCTGTTGATGTGAGACGGGGGACAGGAGGTCGTTATCATGATATGACCGGCTTCAAAAAGGTAGAATTTGAAATTCCGGCTTATAATGATTATACACAACTATCAGAAAAATTTTTCATGGAACGTCAATTTGGACAAAGACCTTATGCCGCTGTTGTGGCTGATACTGTGGGAGAAGTTACAAGGATTCAAGGTATATTTTCAGAATACCAAGCGAATTCAAAAAATAAACAGGTCGCCGATGGTTTATTGAATGGTAAAATCGTTTTAGCTGATAAAACTAAGATTGAATTTAAGAAAAAAGAAACTCATGATATTACAGTTTCTAAGAAATTTTCCGATCCAACGTCTAAAATCCTTGATTATCTGGGCGCAGGTTGTCAACTTATTGTTGATGATGCCAAAATTGGTGAAACTGAATTCCATTTCATAACAAACGGCAAATGTATCAACTCTGTAATTACTAATGATGATGTACAAAAAGCAGCTAAGGCTATTCACGGTATTGATAGGGTGGCTTTAGGTATGCCTGTTGAAAAAACTCCAGGGATGTCATTGTCAGGCAGGGTAAGTGCTGCTGGTTTTATTATAAATATTTGGTCATATAATGCTACTTTTGATATCCCTCTTGGTTTTGATTTTGCCGGGGAGGGAACATCACAATATTTCATTCCTAGTGACCGCGGAATCATACTTCCAAAAACTAATGCGTTAAAGATGTATTACGGTGGATTGGTTACTTGTCCGGTAGGTGGTGATATATACAAGGATATGCGGCTTATTAAGGACAAAGAATACGCTTATCAATATACAAAAGTTGATGGTGGGACAAGTACAATTGAATTCGGGGTAAAATCTGCGCCGTTGTTTGTACCGAAAAATCCTGACGGTTATGTTTCTTTCTCAAATATAATGTAGGTTGAAATGTACGGGTTTGAAATGTTGAAACAAGATAAACGGGTCATGATTAAAGATGGCCCGTTTTCAACAAAATGTATTCTTTACGATTCAAAAAAAGAAAAAGTTCAGGGTTTGGGTTCAACAGTACCTGTTGATGATGTCCGTTATAACAAAAGTGATGTATTAATGTGCATAGCTCCATTTATTGGGCTTGATATTGATATGACAACCGGACTCGGTGCGTTCGCGGATCGTGCAGAAATCACTCTTGATATTAACGATATTACAATCGGGGATATTGAGAATGATTGGTATATTGATGTTTGGTTCCCGACTATTGCTAAGTGGATAAGTTTTAAAACAGAAAATGTTGCCCTCGACAGAATGTTAGGGCTTTATTTAATAAAACCTACAGTTATTCAAGCCGGCTTTGGAATTAAGATTGAGCGCGTTGCGCTAGGTGGTGCAAATGGAACCGATATTTCGTAATGAACTAATTACTTCGATGCGTGAGGATATCTTTCAAGATCTTCTAGCTGAAATGTTTCAAAAAGAAGTTGACAATCAGGTTAATATTGCTGAAGCATTAGGATATAATAAAGATTTTATTGATGCGAATATCAGTTTTAAAGTGCTAAATCATAATTTTCGGCAAGTCGATATTTCTGAAATGCCTTGTATTTATCTTTTCTTTGAACGTTCGGAGTTTAAAGAAATCGGACAATTCCTTGATGAAAACACAGCCACATCCAAGTTAATTATTGAGGCTTATTCAGGTGGTACGAACACGGCTGATCAAACGGCAGATTACAATGCGGATAAGCGTTTGCAATATTTAAAAAGTCAGATTTACAAGATTTTTATGAGTGAGGCCGCGGAAACATTTCGATGTAATTACGGGATTAGAGAAACTCTTGTAAAATCCTGGGAACGTATTGTTCCTAAAAATCTTGGAGATTCAATCCAAACTGTTTTGGCGGGACGTTGGATTTTTGAGATGACGTTTGAAGAGCCGACAAAGCTGCTTGAAGGACGTGAGATTAAAGAACTTTATTTTGGATTACAGGTTCGTGATGAATACATTAATCCTATGATAAAAATTTTGTTAGATAAAAATGGAGGTTTAAATGGTAGTACAAGCGATTAATCCGTCAGCGGAAGCAAGTGCAACCGGCATATCATTTATGCAAAAGGTGCAAACTACGGCTGCCAATGCTCGTCCTGAACGATTGCTTTTTGTCGGGAATTATCAGGATGGAAAAGCTGTTGATGAAAGTAAAATATATTCAAGTTCCGGTAATGCTGATGATGTAGGGGCGGCATTCGGTTTTGGATCCCCGTTGCATAGAATGGCATTAAAAGCTCATCCGATTGATGGCAGTGGCTCGCGTGTTGAAACATATTTTTTAGCTGCGCCGGCAATAAAGAATGGTGTAAAACATAAGGTTAGTGTTTCAGCATCAGGAACAGTTACATCAAATGCAACTATATATTTGCGATATAAAGAACAAATTTTTGAGGCTGCGGCAGATTTAGCATCAAAAATATCCACAAGTTATCAGATGAATGAAGCGTTGGATCCGAAAGGAATTAAACTTAATGCTTTTAATCGTGAATTGGTTCCATTTACGGTCACTAAAGGAATGAAAGCACTTGATGTTCTTCGTGTTATTGAAGAGGAACTTGATGAGTATTTGGAAGTTCCGTTTGTTTATCAGGTACAAACAGGTAGCGCAAGAGCTGCGGCGCTAAAAGGTACAAGCGCAGTTGACTGTTTAGATTTAAACGCTGAAGACTATAAGATCGCTATTTCTGTTGATGGTGGTGAAATCCTTCTTATTGATATAGGAATGGTAGACGCTTCGACGGTTGATGATGTCTTATCTGTGATTAATGCAAAATTAAACGGTGTTACGTTAAGTGCATCCGATATTTCAGAAACATCTGCGACTTATATTCTAAGTTCTAAAACCACTGGTGCGGTTTCTAAAATAGAAGTTGTAGCGCCAACAGACGGAACAGATTTATTAGCTGCATTAAATTTAACAGGTAGCGCGTGCGGTGTAGATGCTGAAAGTTTAGTATTAGAAGCTAAAGTTGCTGGTGAAACTTGTAAATTTGATGTTGATTTTGTTGACGGCGATGGCAATTCTGTAACTCTTGATAAATATGGTATTAACATTGATGTCGCAGTTATAGATGAAGGCGCAGGAATCTTGAAATTAGATGAAATCCTAGAGCATATTCCGGAAAATTTGCGTGTAACAAGGGTTTGTTCACAATTTAATGATGATTTGGCCTTGGATGCGATGCAAGAATATTTTCTTGGGTTTAGAGATCCGTTAATTGCACAAATGGTAATGTGCTATACTTCAAGGCAACTACCGGAAAACACTCTTGTAAAAGGAACTGTTGACATTGATAAGCTGAAAGAAATTGGCAATAAACGTCGTGAAGATTCGGTGAATGTTTGTATTTTCGGTGATTATGGTGAATTACGAACATTAAAGTATAACGAACGCGATCAACTTTTAAAGGCTGGCATCCCAAACTTGGTACCTTTGTACGGCGGCGGATATGAAATCGGCGACTTATGTACGTTCTTTCACCCTGTTGGTGTAAAAAGACCTCTCTATAAATATGACGTTGATGTCACGGTGTTGGGTAACATGGCTTACGATTTGGAAACCCGTTTTAAAAATTCAGAAGAGTGGAAGTCATTTATTTTTATTAAAGATTCTGATAAGTCAACAAATCCGAAAGTCAAGAAGGCAAAATCGCTCAAAACAGCTTTAAATACGATGATTGAACAGTGGGGGCTTGCCGCGTGGGTAGCAGATGTTGAGGCGACAAAAGAAAAAACTATTGTCGAACAAGATAAAACTAATCCTGATCGCTTCAATATTAATGTACTTCCAACGCGAAGTGCTACCGGTCGTATTATGGATATTGTTAATTTGGTCAGCTTTATGACAGGAAGTAATTAGGGGGCAAAATGGCAGGTTATTTAAAAGAACTAACAATAAAGGGGCATACGTTTAGAGTACCGGCAGACCTCGAGGCTAAAGTTATTACCGGTGGAACGTATAATACTGATAAAATGACGTTTGGTGACGGAACAACGGAGAGCGTGAAAGGGATTAAACCCGGGAGTATTTCAGGATTGAAAGTTTCCGTTAAAGGCAATGAACTGGATATTTTGAATTCGCTTGTAGGTGAAGATGATTTGCCTATTCTGTATGAAGATGGAAGTCGTTCGCATGAACTTACCGGTTTTATCCTGAGTTCAGATGGCGTTGAAATCGAAGCGAAAAACAACGTTACGAGTGAATTTTCTGTCGTAGCAAGTAACGGTAAGATCAAATCAAGTAAATAGTTTATTTGATTTGACAAATAAATTAACTTAATGCGGGTGATTATGATTGCCCGCATTTTATTAAATTAAAAGTAAGGAGCAGATTATGTCAGAAAAAATTGAAAAGATTATGGAATGGGAAGAAGCCGAAAAAAGACGTGATGAAATTTTAGATAAACTAGGTTTAATTGATCTTGATAAATTGACATCGCAGAAACCTAAAGGAATGGCAGCTAAATATGAAAAATTAATTATTCAGGGAATTATGGTTGGAAAAGTCAATTATGATGATGAAAAAGACTGTTTAGTACAAGAATTGTTTAAGCCTATTAAGGCTGGGAACCTAGATACCCGAACACATTTTTATTTTAGAAATAAATATAAAGTTTCTGATTCTAAAGCTTCTCGATATGAGGGAGTTGAAGCCACTACAGATATGCTGAAAAAAGTCTGTGAACTGCCAATGGCTGTTATAGATGAATTAACCGGCCTTGATTTAGAAATGGCAATGGCGTGTTTAAATTTTTTCTTAAAGTAAATATTCCGCAGGTTAATTTTTATGCAAATTATTTGTTTTTGCTAGGTAAAGAAACTCTTTCGGGCTTGTTGGATTTGCCGGCGGATGTTGTGTTGGAACATGGAAAATTATTAATGAAATTTGAAGAGGCAAAGAGTAGAAAATAATGTCTGCATTTTCTGTATTTACGAGTTTTAAAGCGAAAGACGGGGTGACACCAGTCTTTCAAGATATGGCGCGTCGTGGCAATGAATTTCGTTCTAAGATGGAAAATCTCGGACGTACGTTTCGTACTTTCACAGATAAGGTTTTCACTCTTAAAAATGCGCTTGCCGGAACATTTGTTGTTGTTGGAATACAAAAGATGTGGGGGGCTTTAAAGGGCTTCGTTGGGGAAACAATAGAAGCTGCAAAAGGGCAGACCATTGCTGCAACAAAATTGTACACCATTTTACAGAATGTTCATAGTATTCAACAACGTGGTCCTAATGCTTATAAGGAAGCCGGCGATAGATTAAGTGAAATGGCAACACAGCTTCAACGTATCGGTGTCCTGGGTGATGAAGTTACCTTAGCCGCGTATCAACAATTAGCGACATTTCAACTGTCGGATAAAGAACTGTTGGTTTTATCAGGTGGCATGGCAGATTTGCTAGCTCAACAAAAAGGTTTGAATGCTACTCAGCAGGATGCTGTAAATATTGCAAATCTTATGGGTAAGGTTATGCAAGGTCAAGTTGGAGCATTAAGACGTGTCGGAATCTCTTTTACAGCAATGGAAGAAAAAGTTTTAAAAACCGGTAACAGTATGCAGCGTGCTACTATGTTGGCACAAGTTTTAAAAAATAATGTTGGTGGCGTTAATGAGGCACTGGCGCAGCTTCCTGAAGGTAAAATTCAAAATATGACAAACCAGTGGAGCGATATGTATGAAAATATTGGTATAAAAATTATGCCATTATTAGCAGATTTTGCAGGCTGGTTTGCACAGTATATACCGATAATTGAAACTTTTATCATTGGTATTATTGATAAATTTATTTCATTGCGGGATTCTGTTCAAAATGTTATCAATAAATTGCAAACGCTTAGGAAATATTCAGATCTCGTGGTCGCGGCGTTAAGTGGTATTGCTACAGCAGCTATTGTCGCAAACTTTAATAATATTGCATGGGCGGTCTTAGGATTAGGTATTGAGCTGGGGGCCTTGACAGCTTCGGTTTGGGCAAGTGTTACAGCGTTCGCCGCACAGACTGCTGCATTATTAACTAACCCGATGACTTGGGTCGCAGTTGGTATCGGCGCAGTGGTTGCAGCGTTAGTTTTACTTGTTATGAACTGGGATAAGGCCAAAACATCAGTATTGTCGTTTGTTGAAACCGCAAAAAGTAAAATTGCAGAATTATGGGAAAAGATTGCACCGATTTTTAATAAGATTGCTGAAATCGCACAAAAAGCTTTTCAATTTACACCATTGGGAATCGCAATTAATGCGACAAGAACTATAAAAGATAAATTTGAGACATCAAAACAGGTTGCTAGTGTTCAAGAAGTACCCGGCTTTGCAACTGGCACTCCGAATTTTAGCGGCGGTTTAGCTCTTGTAGGTGAAAAAGGGCCAGAACTGGTAAACTTACCACCTAAAACGCAGATATTTAGTAATCAGAATACGATTGATATCTTTAAAAATTCTGCGATAGAAAAATATAATAATGTTATTAAAATTGAAGATTATATAACTAAAAAGGATGTTCAGTTTAATAAAGAGCAATCTAAGAATAATAATATTGATAATGATAATGTTATTTATTTAGAAATTGAATTGAGTGCACCGGAAGGTTATGATGCAAAAGTCGTTAATGCGAAAAGCTCTTCCGGAAGAGATTTTAAAGTGAAACTAAGAGGTAAAAGAAAACAATAAGACTAGTAGACAATCGGAAAAGATTGTAATATTATTTATATCGTAGGGCCTTGCACAATGCAACTTCGTCACACACGATTTTCAGAGAAATTGGACGAAAGGAGGCAAGCTATGGTTGACAAAATAATAATGCTATTACTGGCTTTTGCAATTACCGTAATAGCATTAAAATTACATCAACTGTAGGGTGCAGAGGGTTTCTAAGGCTGTCTTAATTCTTAGAAACTCCGCCCTACTCCTATATTATTTACGATTTTTTTTTATTTGTCAAGCCTTAGTGTTAAGGGTTATACTAAATGGCAACAAATTTTGTTCAGTGGACTTCCCCCAGTGGGAAAACTTTTGATTTAAAAGTTTCAAGTGCGATTTCATCCAGCCGCAAACGAATAGGTGAAGTGAGGAATAACCCGGGGCGTTCTGTTGGAGAAGGTAAGAAGAAAACTTCTTACAAAGTAGTTAATTCTTCAGAAGATACATTTCAGGATAGAGGGGTTTCCGGCCGTGATATCCCTTTGGTAATATATTTTACCGGTAAAAATCATATTGCCGTTTCTGACGAATTTGAAATGTATTTTTGCGAAAAGGGTAAAAGTAAACTTCAGCTTGTTCCAGGTTCTTTAATAACGGTTCAGGCAATGGAGATTAAAATAGAGCGCGACAGTATTAAAAGTGCATCGCTTTCAAAGGTAAGTGTAACCTTTCATGAATGCGGCCCAACAGTTTATCCGGCATCGCAGACATCGAAGTTAAATGATGCTAAAAATAATATTACACAAATGACGTCCGAGCTTTCGGAAAACTTTCAGGATATAGTTGATTCTATTGAAGATAAAGAAACATTTTTGAGTAAGTGGACGAATAATTTGGAAATATTAAACAATACTTTTGTGGATATTCAAAATTCTTCATTTCTCGGAATATTACGAGATCTTCAGTCTCAAAATTTATTGAATAATCCTTTTGTTATGGCTACACAATTAGGCTTGCTGTTACAATCAGGATTTTTGACATATCAGAAAGGCAAAATTGTACTTAATAATGTAAAGAGCATTCTTGAAGAATTTATGCCCGGATATACAAACCGTTCTGATTATTTAATGAATGATTTGTATGCGAAATCAACTATTTTGTCAGCTGCAAAAGTCATTAATGAAATAGAGTTTGTTACACGTAAAGAGGCTGTTGAAGCCGTTGAAAACCTTGTTGAAATTAATGAAAGGTATGTTGAATATTCACAAGAGAAAGAGCAGGAAATAAATACGGTTTTGACGGAAACGGTTATTTCTGCGGTCGATACTACCGGAATCGTTAATGATGTTGTTGCTTCAATCTTTGAAAAAAGTGAGAATCTGAAAGTTGAAAAAACGATTGTTCTAGCAGAGACAAGCAATCCGATTTTGCTTGCGTCTAAATATTATTCTGAAACTTTTAGAAAATCCCCTGAAGATGCGGTTGCTTATCTCGCGCAGACAAATAATTTTACTTTTGATGATTTCTTAATTTTGAATAAAGGGCGTAAGATTACTGTATATGTTTAAGAAAATTAGTAAAGGTAAGCTTGATTATGATAATATTTCGCGCAGTCTTTATGGAACGCCTGATAAAGCGGGTGATTTAGCGAAAATAAATAATAATACTGATGGCGACATTATTGTCCCGGATGGTGAAGTCTTTCCGGCAGATGGCGAGGGCATAAGATGCAATATTGACGGGAAAATTTTTGAACGTTTTCAACATACTTTGCTTTTGGATTTACTCGGTGCAGTTCGAGGAGCTGTGTTAGATTATGAAGAAACTGACGAAACTCAAAGTTTTAAAATGGGGCAGCGTATCTGTCTTTATAACGACAGCGGCTTATTTTTAAAAGGTTATATTGCAAATCTCTATCCCGCTTCTGATAATAGTGGCATTTTCAATAGAATGGAAGTGAAATCAGACGCCGGGGTATTACTTGACACAGTAGTGCCACCACCATGTGATTTTCTGTTTATGAGTATTAAAACAATTATACAGACTATTTGCGCTTATTTTGGTTTAGAAGTCGAGTTTAGTGATGATCCGGAATTGGAATATATCACAAATTCTGACATTGGCAATAGCTTCAGCGCGGAAGAAGGCGAAAGCTGTTGGGATTTTATTGTAAGGATTGCCAATTCAAGAGGGCTGTTGGTTGATGATAACGGACAAAAGTTAAAAGTTGGCCGAATTAAAGATTGTGAGCCGGCTATGTCACTTATTGAAAATGCTGCTGTCGGAGTTTATGAATGGCATTCAAATTTTCAGACGGATAATTTGGGCCGTTATTATTTGGTTTATACACAAAATCCTGTAGGGGCAAGTGCCGTCGCGGAAATTCCGTTTGATTTGCCTATTACAAAAAGTAAGGAAATTTTTGACGCTTACGAAAGTGATTTACAAAATAATGCGGATTGGTTTGCCTGCCGTTCAATCGGAGCTGCGTTTAAGGTCGAACTTGCTGTAAATGACTTTTTAGGGCTTGAAAAGGGACAGATGGTTATTATTCAATCTCCGTCATGCAAAATTTATGAAGAAACCAAAATGATTGTAGAAGAAATGTATGAAGACTCTAATGAAGGCAACTCAATCGTTTTTACACTACCTTGCGCCTATACCGGGCAGATCCCTGAAAGATTACCTCTATGCTAAGACGTGTTAAAATCGCAGAAACTCTCGTAAAGAGTGTAATAAGATATTTTAAAGTTTCATTATATGGCCTGAATACTTCTTATTATGAACAATATCATTCCGGCGGAGATGATTATAACCCTGCGCCCGGTATAAAAGTTTTGGGTGGGTTTATTAATGAACGTCCTGGAGATGGTGTCGTTTGGCTGTATCAGGACGGTACAGAGAGGAAATGTGCGCCAGGAGAAAAAAGAATTTATTCGATTAATCCCGTAAATGGTGCGGTCGTAACTGAAATTCATCTAAAAAATGATGGGAATGTTTCGATTGTCGCCAATGGAAATGTCGATTTTACGGCAACCGGTGATGTCAATGTTTCGGGGCAAACATTGAATGCCTTTTTCTCACAGTGTAATTTGGGTTCCGGCGGTAAGGCTGTTGCCCGGCTTGGAGATGAAGTTACATTGGCAGATGGTACCAAAGGAACGATAACAACGGCAGGAGTAAATACAAGTGTCTGATTTGTTGATGTATGAGTGTGGTGACGGCGGGGAATTGGGCGTTGCAAGTGGTGATTTGCTACTTGATAATACCTTTTATTCTTCAATATATTTGAGCCTGTTTGAGGGCCAAAATTTTTATAACCAGCTTGAGGAAGGTTTTGATGAAAGTGATACGTTTGATTTTGAAACTTTGTTAAATTCAGTATCAACTGAAAAAGATTTAAGACAAATTGAAAGCGTCGCGAATTTAAAATTAGGCTGGCTTGTACGTGATGGACTTGTGTCAGGGGTTGAAACGAAGGCAAATTTTTCAGATGAATATATTGTTACTATTGAAATTGTGACAAAACAGCCTGATGGCGGTTCTGAAAAATATTCTCTTATTTGGGATCAGGAAAAGAAATTGTTATCACGTTTTGGAGAGATTTATGGCAGGATTTAGACAGAAAACAATCAAAGAAATACAGAAAAATATTATTAGCAGCTTTCGCGCAAAAGTCGGTGGTATTGTACCGCTGTTGTTTAAGTCGGTTATAAAATCGCTTGCGTATGCTGTTGCCGGCGTTGCTTCATTAATGTGGGCGCACTTGGGGTGGCTGTATCTTCAATTATTTGTAGAAAGTTGTTGCTTAATCGTTCTAAAATTATGGGGTGCGCTGGTTGGTGTTTTCTATAAGGAAGCTACTTCGGCCACGCTTCAAATTCAACTAATTAATGTCAGTGCGATAACAATTCGGTCGGGAACTGTTTGGAAAAATCTCAAAAGTGGAGTTGTATATAAATCTATTTCTTCCGTAAGCCCGACAGGCGGTGTCGCGATTGTAAGTGTGGCAGCGCAGTCTGCTGGGCCTGTTGGTAATCTTGCCGTAGGTGAGATTTTACAGATTGCCAACCCCCTTGAGGGTGTTCCGGAAACGGCTGAAGTTATTGCTGTTTTGGTTGAGGGAACGGATGCTGAAGATACAGAAGATTACCGCAAACGTGTTAAATTAAGATATCAGCAAAAACCACAGGGCGGCAGTTTCGTTGATTATTGCCAGTGGGCAATGGAGTGCCCCGGGATAATTGATGTGCTTCCATATTTATTAAACACCGGTAAAATAACTTTATTTTTAGTAGGGGAGGGGAGCGGGCTTGATAGAACCCCAACAGGTTTTGTCAAGCCTAACCCATTTCCTGAATGGGAAAATGGTCAGATGAAGTTGTTGTCTGGTTCAGGTCAATTTTATGAAACAGCAAAATTAATTAACGGCGTTGATGAATTTAAGAATACGCGACGTCCAGTCGGTGCCGTTGTTGAATTGAAATCCGCAAATTATACACCGTTTCGTGTAATTATTGAGGGTCTGACTGTTAATACTGATGCTGTCATTAAGCTTATTAAGACAAATATCATAGGTTGTTTTGATGAAAAACGTCCAAATATTCCTGCGATAGGTTATACGGAACAGGATGCACGCGTTAATGCACAGGAAATAAGTGCGTTGGTACAAAATGTTGTTAAGAATAACGGTGGAAGTTTTAGCAACTTTCAGCTTAAAGACGGGCAAGATAATGAAATTAGCGAAACAATACTCGGTATAGGCGCACTTGCATATTTGGAGCGTTTAACAATTAACGGGGCAGATATTCGTTTATGATTATAAAAATATTTAAGAAATTACTTGGAAGCGGACGTGCTTGGCGTCTTATGGGTGACAATATAAAAGCACTTTCAGAAGCGCTCTGTGAGCCATTTGATGAAATCCGGCGAGCTGCATATAGGATTTTATATGCACCGTTTTTAACTCAAAATAAATACGCTACAGCGCAAGAGAAACTTGATGATGTCGAAAATTACGAGAAACAATTTGGGGTAACAACGATATCAAATGTATTGAGTGAACGTCAAGCTAATGCTGAGGTGCAATGGGCGCTTGTTGGCGGGCAAGGTTTTGGCTATATAGAAAATGTTTTGGCTGCTGCCGGAATAAAAGTTAAAATTATTGAGAATATCCCTGTTAAGGATTTAACTGGAATCGGTTGCTTTCAATATGGTGAAGTTCAATTTTGCGAAACCGTAAACGAACATGTCGTTCAATACGGTGCTTCAGGTTATGTATTGCTCGCAAACGGGCTTATAAATACCGGTGAAACGATCGAAGATCCATGTTTGATAACAGATTGGAGTAAGGTTTTTATTGTTGAAGTTTTGGAGCCTATAACATACGGGCAATATAACACATTTATCAATATCCTATTAAAAATACGTCCTGCTGAAATGGCGTGTTTAGTAAAAGTAAACCTTTATTAAAATGGAGTAACTAAGTTTATGAAAAGACAAGATGAGTATGTAAGAACTAAGCCGGCAACGTTAGATCTACCTTTTGGCGTGTTTAAAAATGAAAGTCAGCCTGGAGCCAAAGATGGTACGGATATTGTTGGAGAACACTTGCAGGATATTCAATACCCATTGTATCAGGTTTTACAGCTTGCCGGAATAGTTCCAAATGGAGAACTGGAAGACGGCAAGAATAAGCGACAGTTTTTACAAAGTTTAGTTAATATCGGTGTAATGAAATATGCGCAAGGCATTCCTTACGGAGCTTCAATACTTGTTTGGAATATAGTTGGTGAAGTTCTGACTATTTATAAATCACTAAAAGACAATAATCTTGATGATATTAGTAATACTTCTTCTTGGGTGAAACTTATAAGTGTTGAAAAAAATAACAAAATTACCTTTCATGTAAATACGAATATTTCTTCAGGCGGTAGCAATTTTGTGCCATTCTGTTTCAACGCCGGCGTTGTTGATGCGAATGGTAAGGCGGCTTGTGTAACATTATCCGGTAAGACATTAACGCTTTTGGCGGGTTCAGTCGGTACAACCGCCGGCGGTACAACTTATACCGTGCCGGAAGACGTTTCAATAGATATCAGCGATTTTGGCGCCGGTGAACATAATCTATTTTACGATGCAGAAAATCAAACGATTGAAGAATATACCAAGGTCATTGCACAGGCAACGCAACCGGAAATGAACGCCGGTGATATTTGGTTGGATAATTCAGTTATGCCGTGGACTGCGAAAATGAAGAATTCAGACGGCGAAATAGTTGTCCGCGAGATTATTCCACTTCCCGCAAAGCTAGGTATAACAGGCATTTCAGCCGGGGGGGGGGCTGACCTTAATGTCTAAAATTTACAACGATAACGGATTAAATAATTTTTATAAGCGTTCGGATAAAATTGAGTTAAGCGGCTTGAGTGCACCCTCAGATGAATTAATTCCGCTAGCTGTGCCCGCACCCGGAACTACTATAACAGCTGGTGCAACAGGTTGGTATTACATAAAAGGAACCGCCAATGCCCCGTCACAAACGGTAGTTTTAAGTGTTAATGGGGTAATTGGTGTAAGTCCGCACTCCGTTAGCACTGGTAATGGTATTCAAACCTGCGCATACGTTCGTAAAGGCGGCAGCGTTTTAGTGTTTTACAACACACCTATAGTAAATTACTTTGGATTTTGTCCGGCAGAAGGTGAGGTTATTTAAATGTATTACTTAGAAAAAAACAATGAAATTATTTTATTTAATGAAGATAAACAACTAATCATTAACATGATAAATTTACATCCTGAATACAAAGGATTAGAAATCAAAGAAACAGAACGTACGATTGAAAATTATCAATTTGCCGATACTCAAGAGTATAAGACAAGGGTTTTAGAGCAACAATATTTGAAACAGATTGATGAAATCAAGTCAGGTTTGATAGAACTCGATTTAAAGACAATTCGCGCATTGCGTGCCGGTGAAACGGAATATTTGCAAGAATATGAGGCGCAGGCGGTTGAATTGCGCGCATGTCTAACAGAATTAGAAAGGAACAGAAATGACAGCGAACTTAGTTCATAAATTTTATAATGAAAACGAAATTTCCAAACCACTAAAGTATTTGACCCAAAATCAAATAACAAACTGTCTTTTGGAAGTGCCGCAGGATATAAAGTATGAAATCACGAGTGACGGGAAGATAATATTAAAAGCGGGTTCACGAGTATATGTTTCAACAAACGGGACATTTGAAGCTGTAACATTAACCTCGGATACCGCTGCCGCAGCCGGCGGGCTATGGACATCCGACAACAGCCGAAAGGTATTTGTCGTTTATATGCCGCATAGTAATGCAGTAATCTCTCAGCCGGTAGATTATACATTTAGCCAAGCTAGTGCGCCGACATCATTTGTTGGTAGCTCGGCCCTATGGTATGATACGACGAATAGAGTGTTAAAATGTACTTGGAACAATGGCGCGAATTGGTATATTTGTTCTTTACCGATTATGCTTGGTCGTCCGGGAATAATTTCAAGCGGAAAAAGCGGCTGGGCTGGTGTCGTCGATAATGTATTCAACGGTATGGGCTTTTTCGGCTCAACGGTATGGGTTGGCAAGGGTGTTAAAGGTCTTGCGCCGAATCGTCGAAACGCTGACGGTACGTTACGTAATAATCTGGTTGTCTCCAAATCCGTTAATTTTTATACAAATGATAACTACACCACAAGTAGAACAACCTTTGTATTGTTCCCTGATGCGTCTGTTGGTCGTGTGACAGGCGGACGTTATGATGCTTCAAGAAATATAAATGTGAACAGTGTTGGTAATGACTCGATTTTTTGTCCCATTGCCGAAGGTTCCCTATCATCGGGACGGATTACGTCATTCACCCCATTGCAATGCTTTCAAGCCGCTGATGCGCAGAATTTTGTTAATAAATACAATAATGAAGAAGTATATGGTATAAAAACATTTGTAAATGATACTATCGCAAAAATAAAAACGAAGAACCAAAGTTACGATATAACTAACAAACAAGCTAATCAGTATTGCGAAATATTAGAGTTCTACGATAAAAATGAACATATGGTTGGACGTTTAGATACCTTCAACCCTAATTCTACAGCAACGCACACACGAATAGGTGTACAGAACAAGAATAACAAATGGAGTATCTTAGAGGTTGTTGCTGATGATTCGAATAATTTGTATGCCAAATGCCCTGCATCGGCGGTTATTGGCTCAATTTTGACGACCGCCGGCCTATTGAAATCGGCTAACGGTTACGTCAGGTTAGGTAATGGGCTTACCCTACAATGGGGGAGATTGAGTAATCAGACCGCGGCAAATTATAGAGTAACATTACCGATACCTTATTCGTCAGTTGCCTCCTACGTACCAATAATTATTGATACAACTTCGTCGACCGGCCAAAGTCATCCTTCGGTAAGAGCGATTGAACGCACATATTTTGAAGGTCAGCACAGCACAGACGGACATGATATGTTTTGGCTTGCAATAGGTTATTAAGAAAGGAAAATTGAAAATGACAAAAGAAAAATTTTTTATTGGACAGATTTTTAAAGGTGCATACCCGCCTGAGGCGGCAGAGTGGTGCAACGGACGTGGTGATTGTTTTATCGACGAAATTGATGCCGTTGATGATGTCCGGCGGTTTGAGATAAAACTTATCCCAGAACCTTCCGAAGAAGAGCTTAAACAGAGGGAAATAGTTAATATTAAATCACAGTTGAATGCGCTTGATTTAAAACGAATCCGTGCAATGGTTGAGCCTTGTGTAAAGGATGAGTTGACCGGCGAAACATGGCTTGAATATTATAATTCGCAGGTGGTTAAGCTGCGCGAAGAATTGAAACGTTTAGAAAATTAATTGTTGTTACAATTAATATTTTCCGTTGTTACAATTAATGAATCGTCTTCGATTTGGAATAAATTAAGTTTGAGGACTGAATGAATGTATTCAAGAGCCATTGTTTCACTGTTTATTTCAAAAAATTTTTCATAAAGCGCAATATCTTTAGAACGCAACAGCGAATTAATTATTGGGGATTTTAAATAGTGATTTAACAAGTAAGCTAGGGCTGTTTTGTACTCCTTGAATGCTTGCGCAAGAAAGAATGTACTTCCAGTGGCTATCTTGTTAAAAGTTAGGTTGTTTTTGTTGATTTTGCAATTTGTCGCTACTGATTTTGAAAAAGTTTGAGTAACATGAACGTTAAAATCTCTTAAATAAAAAGCAACAATATAACTTTTCGAGGTTTCCTCAATGATAGGACATTTTATAATTCGATACATATCATCGTTGTTGGCACCAACAATAATGTATAGACATTGCAATTTCTCTTCTGCTTTATCAATCGGAGTATAGATTATTTTAAGTCTATCTGTAACGAAAGGAAAAGTCTTTATCTCCGGCATTATGTGTTTCAAATTTGAGGAACGTAGCTGAGATAACAATTTATCAACCTCAAATTTCTCAAGAGTTGAAAGTCTATAAGTTTGCAATTTTTTGCTATCAGGTTTTGAAGTACCTTTTGGACGTCCTGCCATTTTAACACCTATTAATTGTAATAACAAATAATATTAATTGTAATAATAAAAAATAAAATTACAAGTAACAAAAAAGAAAGGAGCAAACAATGAAATTTTTAGAAATGTTGTTGAATTACTTAACTCAACCAAGCACTTACAAAGGCATTTTTACCATTTTAGGAACATGCGGCGTTGTGTTATCAGACGGCCTGACACAAGCAATTATTGCGTTTTGCGTGGCTACGTTTGGGCTAATCGACGTAATTATTGACGAACGCGCTAAAAAGGAAAAGTAATATGTTTGCCGCATTAGCAAATGCCTTTATGGAAATGTGCGCTAAGTTCTTTGCTTGGCGCACCGTTTCTGTCGAGAATCAGGCAACAAGTGAAGTTATCAAAGACAAGCGCAAAACGGTTAAAAAATTTTCTAGCCAGGAAGATTTGCTTTTCGATATGGCGGTTCTGCTGCAAAAATATCTTCCGGTATTTGAGAAACGTGACCGGATGCGCGCACGTGTGTATATCAGTAAGGTTAAAAAGGTTAATTAATGCAAAATCTCAATGAAATAGCGGAATACGCACCGATATTGATTGTAGTTTTGATGTTCTTCGTTCAATATCGAATTTTTGCGACTCCGGAACAGCTGGAGAAAAAACATCGTGAAATATTGAATGATATATCAGAAAAATATGTTCAATATCCCGCGTATAAAACTTTCAAAGAACAAGTTGTCACAGACCTTGAGGACGTTAAGCAAGGGATTAATGATATTAAGAATTTTTTGATAGCGGAAGGGAAACATCAATGAAAACATCAGAAGCAGGAAAAAGATTTATAAAGGAAAAAGAGGGCTTGCGTCTTGAAGCATATCGTTGCAGCGCCGGCGTTTTGACAATAGGCTACGGTCATACGGCAGGAGTTGTTCCGGGTATGAAAATTGATTTAATGCAGGCGGAAAAATTTTTTGCTGACGATTTGGAAAAGAAAGCAGAGGCTGTTGTAAATCGTCTTGTAAAGGTTTCTTTATCGCAGGGCCAGTATGATGCACTGGTAAGCTTTACGTTTAATTTAGGCGCGGGGAATTTAATGAAATCAACGTTATTAAAATTATTGAATGCCGGAGATTATAGCGGCGCCGCAAAGCAGTTTGAACGTTGGAATAAATCAGGCGGCAAAGTTACAGCTGGGCTCGTAAAACGCCGGGCTGAAGAAAAGAAAATGTTTTTGACATAAAAACTCTCGTCATTGTATACGCTCTAGGTTGAAATAATCTAGGGCGTTTTTATTCGGATTTTGTTGAGCGTATTTTTTTTAGATATTCCTCAAGTAATAAATACTCATCATTAGTAACACGACGGCTAAACAATATGGTTTCAGGCTTGATTTTACCTATTTTGACACCTGGCTTGCGACCTGCGTTAGGTCTTGCACCACCATGGTTATTGTTTTTCTGTTCAGGAAGTTTTGATTTCATATTATAACCTTTCCTTGGGGGTTGAAAAATTTATTAGATATGTTAAAATAAGAATAAAGGCAAGGGTGACGTCAACACCCTCACCACCCTAATTAAAGGGATTTTAGCAGAAGAACTAGTATTGTAATCAATATTAGTTCTTTTTCGTTGATTTGAACTATCATTTTAACCTCCTTTCGTGATAGTTAAATCTTTAGCCTTTATTCAAATTTCAAAGTTCTCTATATAAGTATTATAACACTTATTGATTAAATTGTCAACAATTTAATCAAGATGAAGATGGAATATTAACAATTTGTTACAAAATGAATTGGGTGACTTTTGGGTGACAATTTTATAAAAAATTACTAGATTTTATTAAAAATTACAAGAAATTATTAAAACTCAAAATGGCTAAAATCTGTTTATATTAAAGAATAATAGAGATTACAAAAAGTTACAATAAATAAATTTTATAACTACGAACCAAAAGGTCGGGGGTTCGAATCCCTCCGCGCGTAATATTTTAAAAGAGCCGTCAGGCTCTTTTTGTTTCGGCGGGATTCTCACCCCCTCGGGGGTTCTTACCTCTCG